CTGCCTACAGGATTGACAGACTCCTCTAATCACGCTCTGACGTGGACACCCAGAGATTAAGCAAAGTCCATTTTGTTTTTGAATCTTAGTGCTTTCCATTAGAATTTTCTCCGGAGGAATTGAGTAAATTAAATTTTAAAAAACAAACTTCCATATCAACTTTATTTCCATTTTCATCAATCGGATAGATTGGTCCTAATTCTAGAATTTTATAAGAATAATTGTGAATATGAAGCATTCTTTGGATTGATAAAAAATCGTCTTTTGTTTTTGACCAAGCGCTCACACGCATTCCTTTTACAGTATTAGTGTGATTATTCACGTAAATATATTGTGAATTGAATTTAACATTTGGAAACAGTGCTTTAATTTCTTTGTAATTTTTCGAGATAGATATTCTTCCATTACTCGCATTGTCTTTTTTAGAATTACCAACCATCTTTAAAATATCTCCTCACAACCTCCTGAAATTGTTCAAAACTTCTTACAACTGCTACGAAGTAGTTTTTTTGTTCTAACTTATGCATCAGCTGCAGCTGCTCTATACTCTCCCTAGTTTTCTCGGTCTTAAACTCTACAAACAGCCCATGATAAGGGGCCACAGGTTCAGGAAAAATATAATCAGGAACCCCTTTCTTGACTCCCATCTGTTTAAACTTCACAGCTTCTAACAGATTACGCTTTCCTCCGTTTGGGACATGCCACATTTCCCGTTTTGCATATTGCAGCGAAAACCAAGCGTAGCATTGAACGCACAAAGAAAACTCTTTAGCTTCTCGCGGTTTTCTCAATTTGACCGAGGATGTTTCCTGCAATTTGGTGGAGGAGACCAAAGCGTTCTCGGAAATACTCCGGCATCGGAACACGCTCTTGCTCGTCCTTTTTTTGCTGCTCACTTCTCTTCTCATTTTCTAAAATCTCCCGTCTCCGACTGGCATTTTCCAACGCGTGCTTTCTTAAAATGGCGATGACATTTGTTCCGTTGAAAACTTGCTCTTGTGTTTTGCAGAACATTTCAATCGCGTGATCGTAATCTTCAGGCTCTAAATCGTTAAGCAACTCATGGCGGACAGCCGCTATCTCCTGTGAAGTCCCTAAACTCGGAAAGACAGCTGCTAGCTTCAATTGACCGGTAAGAAATGTCTTCAGATTGAGCTTCGGAGCTTGTTTCTGAGGCTTCAAATCTCTCGGCGTATTGGCGTAAACCATCGACGCTTTGCTCGAATGTGGTTTTAAATTTTCTACGGTTTCCATGCTCTAGCTCTCGCTGTCTGTTTCCTGTCAGTTGGTCCCATTTTTCACGTAGTTTTTTGGGGCTTTGGATATTTGCACTCCAAAAATTATCCGAGGTAACCCACTCGATCAAATCACGGATTTCCGGCGGAGATCGCCCGTCAAGGCGTATTAGTCGATCAAGCTCAACTGGCCATTTCTCCATCGCATCACGTTCGTTTCTGGAGTTTTTGAGACTATGGGTTTTGAACCGATGCAGGATTTTTGCCCTGAAAAACACCGCTAGCTGACGAGCCTGACGCATGGTCTCCGTTTCGGGCACCTCGGACAGGCTCATGTCAGTCAGCGGGGGTGGGGTGGATAGGTCGGGAGGTTCTGCCTCCTCCCGACTGGGGTTCTCGTGATCGGTTTTTGAAAATTCGTTTTTTTCGGACAGATGCTTTTTATTGTTATTGTTATTGTTATTGGGTTCCAAACCCTTTGACATCGGTTCAGAAACTGTTTCGAAACTGTTTGGAAATGGTTCCGAAAGGGTTCCGAAAGGGTTTCCAAAGGGTTCCGAAACGGCTGGTTGTTTTTCGGTTTTTTTGTCTAACATTTCGAAATCATTGAGCTTTAAAATTAACTCAACGGAAATTAAAAACTCAGATCTCCACGAGCATTTTTTTGGAACTTCTAAAGCGAGTTTTTTTGCTCCAGTAACTTGGTTGTCGTTCTGCAGTGTGTTAAACTCAAAGTGATTGGTGATCCATACCCACTTTGTCGTTTTGCAGTACTTCGCAAACCCGATTGACTCCAATTCATCCATGGAAGAATAGAACTCTTCGGTTGTAATTTGCATATCGTCGCAGGCGTATCCAATGGGTAGACTAAAGACCCCAGCACAGTTTCCGTGTTGGCAAGTTAAGAGGTAAATCGCCAAGTCACGTGCAGGCTTTGAAATTTCCCGCATCGTTGGGCTTTGCCAAAAACTTGAATAAACTTTTCCGTAATCACGCATTGAAAAACCCTGTGGATAAAAAATTACCTTACAAACAAAACTATTCTTTTTTTATTGCACGCGCTTATTGATTATGATTAGCGTTACCAACCGAGCGTTTAATTCTCGCTCCAAGTCTTGAATTGGATATTTTGAGGTGTTTTTGATCTGTTCTTTTCATTCTTAAAAAGACTGATGATGTTTCCGAAAAGAATTCCTGAGAATAAAAAAAGCAGACATATTAGGATGTTCATTGTTACCTCTGTTGTTATTTGAGAACTAAATCGCTGGGTTCAACCTTAGAGATGTAGCAATTTTGAAATCTCCCTTCTGTTTTTAAAGAGAAGGTTACTAGTGAGCCCGTCTTGCTCCTCATAGCGGAGACTAAATCATTTAGTTCAAGGTCGTCTGTGTGTAGTCCGAACTTGCTCAAAATTGCTTTCACGAACTTGAATCCATGCAGGTCGAGGTTTAGATATTGGGTGTGTGGGGTTCCCGATAAGGCTTTTGGTTCAAGGATGTTATAGATAAGGCAAAATTTCTTTTTGTCTCCTCCCATAACCTTGAAGCTGGTATCGATTAACATGCCTTGATAGTCCCCGTCGGGGAGCTGTTCGAATTTTGCTTGCTTGAATTCTCGTTTTTCTTCTTCTGTAAAATTAAGGTTGTTCATAGTTTTCCCGTTCCTTTCTGTTTCGTTTTTTTGTTTTTTCCGCCTTTAAATATGCTGGATTGCTTGGTTTCAGGATCGAGTTGAGAGCATCATCAGAAAGAATCCCGATTTTGTTTCTATATCTGAGTGACGAGTAGCATTGGTTGCATGCCCCCCTGATGATCCTGAGCCGAGAGTAGGGCTCTTTGCATTTGACGCAAATTATCATTTTCAGCATTTCTATAATCCTTTGAATCTTTTCACCTCTTCGCGTCTTGTAGTAATTAACGTCCGCAGTAGGTCTATGTAGCTCTTCTTCATTTCATAGATCACTTGAGATTTATAAAACTCTCTTCGCATGTAAGAGAGCCCGCTTAGGTAGGCTGCCCATGCCTCGTCCGTGTATGCTTTCTGCTCTTTGAAGGATTGAGATCCTTCGTGTTTCCCCATAAGGGATGCCAAGAGCATCTTCTTTTTATCTTCGAAATCTTCGAAGTCTCCACGATCTTCAGCGTATTTGTTTCCAAATGATGCCAAGGCTGTCATGTTGGATTCTAATTCCTGTTCGAGCTCTTGAATGGTGCATGAGCTGAGCTTCATTGATGTCTCTCCTTTTTTAATATCCGACAATTTCCTCGTACACGCGAACCCCTGAAATCTTGCACATTTTGCCCAGCGCTCGGACAACTTTCCCAATGGCAACCTCATCAACCTTTTTGTATTCATCGGGGACGAGGGAGGCATCCATCACCTCAAATTTCCAAACGGATCTTTCTTTGAATCCTTCAACTTTCTGTATAGGAGCCGAAATAACTGGTGGTGGCAGTGGAGTAGGTTGGCTGAGAATCCTTTCGGCTTCTTGCTTAAAACCTTGTTCTACTGCTTGTGCCGCTAGTGCTGATCGGGCTTCCTCTTCCCTTTTATAAGCCTCGAGCCTTGCTTTTGAGGCTTCTTCCGCTGCTTTTCTTTCCTGTTCCCGATTGTATGCGAGTAGTTTTGGCTTTAGAATTTGCTCGGCCTCGACCAACGGCGCATCTATCTTCTTTTTTTGAGCCAATGTTTGCTTATGCAGTTCATGGGCTTTCTGAATATTTGGATCAAAGAAGGCGTCGATTTCCTTACGCATTGCTTTGATCTGTCCGTATATTTCAGAGGCACGCTGAGCGTCTTCTGAAGTTCTAATTTCTAGGGCCTTTGCCTGTTGAGGAATAGTCAGCGTCCTGACTTCCAGTTCTTGATTTGTGAGTTGAACGGCAACGTTCATACTTTCACTCCATTATTTTTCTTCCAGTGATAGAGTCGTACAGCGCTCAAAAATACTTCCTGCCTCTCCGCTAAACTCATACTGCTGGCTTGTTTGAGCTTGTATGAGCCGTTTTCTCGGAGCTGCAACGCTTGCAACAGCAACACTGGGTTCTTGTTAATTTCCTCAGCACTTTTCATTGAAAGCAGTGCTGTTTCGTATCCGGCCAGTTGAAGCTCGACCCATTTGGGAATCGATCCTGTTTTGATATCCATCAAAACAAGGTTACCGTCGATTTCTCCGAGGCGGTCGAACCGCCCCGCATACTGATAAGAGCGACTGTAAACAGCTTCTTCAATTTTCAGGGGTTTAAACCCTGAATCCTTTTTGAAAGCTTGATAGGCTTTCACATACCCTGAGATTTCTTCAGTCACAGAATCCCAGTCTAAATCGTCTTCATCGAGAAGCTGACAGGCCAAATGCACCGCAGTTCCTCTTTCCCGACCGGCCTCAGTGTAAAACCGATCATCGATGATTCCAGCACTCTTCAAAACAGTCGTGACACTTGGGACTTCAACGCCATCGATGAAGTATTGGTGGGTTGAGTCTATGTAAGTAAAAGAATCATGCATGACTTACAGCGGCATCAGGAGCTTTAACGATCTCAGGGACTGACCCTGATGACTCAATCCAACTCATGATTGTTTGGTAGTCTGATTTCTTGATTTCCTTTGTTGTATTGATCCCGTGCCGTTCTCGTAGGTGTTGGCTAACGGCGTCATCTTCTAAGCCGACAGCTTTCCAAGCCACATATAGGCGTTTCCGCTCATCGTCGGAAATGAAGGCATTCTCTACCAGTTTACTGCTCAAGCGTTTTGGTTGAGTTGAGGCAGAGATGGAAGATGATGTGCCCGTAGACTCTGATGTGCTGAAATCCGAGTAGTCCGAAACCTCTTCCCCTGAATTAAGACCTCGCAAAACATCCGCGAATTGGTCTCTGAGATTAAAAGCGCGGGCTCTCATTTGCCGCATTCTCGCCCTGTTGGTGGTCCATGGGCCGGCCTTGCCTAAAAGATTCGCGGCCTTTGCGTCTGCATCTGAAAAAGTGGTGATATACTCAGTCGGATAGCCTCTCCGTTTAGTTTTACAAAAAGCAGTGTCGCCCTCAGTCCACTCGTGGTGATATTCCAATTTTCCGGACGCTTGGACGATTGCCAGCATGGCATCACCCCAGACGCAGGGCCTTCCGTTGATGACAGCAATATTTTGCAAAGCTTGCATTGGAGCCAACCCAAGCTCCATTCCCATTTGAATTGCGACAAGTGTGTTACCTTTCTTGTCCTTGTAATCTTTAGGAACCAAATCAGACTCGGAGAATAATTTGGCGAGTTCAATCATCTGCCCTAGCAAGTGTGGATTTGTAAAAATCTGCAAATTGGCTGCTTGTGGGACAGGTTCATTTTTAGGGGGCATCATCAGTTGATTTGATGGTTCTGCGTTCATTTTCTTTCTCCGTTATTCTTCTTTTTCCAATTCATTCGAAATCAATCCGTTACACGCTTCGATTAGGCTTTTGCGGCTATTCTCAAGGTCCGAGACTATCTTTTGAATGGTTTTCAAAAGGTCCTGTTGTATGGCGTCCATCTCGTTGTTGATAGTGCGCAAAAGGTTCAATTGCGACTCGAAGTGATCATCAGGCATGAAACATCTCCAAATATTGTTTGCTAAAGTAGTCGTGAAGCTCGTCGTCTATCTTATCCAAGATTTCTTTGATCAGTCCGGCCCCTTCCTCAACCTCAACTGGCGCAGAGGGAAGATCTTTGATCTGTTTGTGGACACCGTCAGCACACACACGGACTAACTCCAATTTGCGGATAAGTTTGTTTTGAGCATAGAACTGCGGGTCATTCTTTTCGTACTCTGCAAGCCACACGTCTATTTTTGAAGTAGGCGCAAAAAAAGGCTTGATCGTATTGGATTGGTAGGCCATATTCGGGGCTCCTTTAGCTTCACCTGTGTCTTTAGAAGGGACTGGGTTTTAGTTTTTAAGCCGTGTAAGCGCTAACTTACGCGGCTTTTTTATTTTCACACCTTGAGCAGCAATCATGCTCTTTGAAGTACTCTAGAATTTCTAAGTTCTGGCACTCGGGGCAAATCACCACACCCCTCGAAACTTCTCTTTTGACGATCAGTTCCATCAACGTCTTATTTTCCATTGAATCCTCCTTTTTGAAGTTTGATCGGGACGAGACCATTCCCAACCCGTTCAAGTAATTCTTTACAGTCAAGACAGCGATAGAGCTTCAACAGGCCTTGAACTCTGAACCCCTGACATTCGGGGCATTTCCAAAATTCAGAGCTTACTTGCCGATCTTTTTGAAGCCCGTGATGCGTTGTCATAAAAACTATAAAGCAAGATCTGTGCCAGCCTGATGGAGCGCCTCCAAAACGAGCTGTTCAGAAAATAAAAAAGCACTTACCGAGACAAGTCGATAAGTGCTTGAAATAATTCATCAAAAAAGCGGGAAACGGGATTCGAACCCGCGACCCTTAGCTTGGGAAGCTGAGAATCGAATTTTTTTTTATTTTTTTCTCTAGCCACTTTAACCATGAAAAAAAACTCTTTTTTGGATAACATATTATCCATAAATAAATTTTCTTAGAAAGAATTTTATCCATATCAAATTTTGATTCGATAGTTATAAAAAGCTCAATAAGTACGATGGGTTATACATTTTTTTAAAATCAAAACAACAAAAAACAACGGTTGACGAAAAAATATGTGGAGCATTTTGCTTTTTAAAGGATCGACTAACTGTTATTTGAGTAGAGTGATCGCTGGGGCTATGCGGCTAATTGGAATTGATCCTGGAGGGTTTTAAGAAGAGGGTAAAACGCCAGGATTTCTTGATAGGATTCGGTTCGTAATATTTCCAAGATGGGGAGTATTTTATTTTGATCTTTCAGATTCATGAAGGCATCGAAGGGTTTTCGCATTGAAAACTCTAGGTTTTTCCCCTTCAAGCGCAAGTTCGAAAGTACAAAAGACATCAGCTGCCGCTTTTGATCGACTTTCGAACTCTCGAATAACTCATAAGCCCGCGAAGCAAGTCCCATCAAGCTTGAGACGGTCACGTTGAAGGCTTCATCGGCCTTCGTATGCAGCTCTAACTGCCGGTTCAACTCGTATTGCCTCTGTTTCAACTCGTGCGCTTTTTTGTCGTATTCGTCTTGAGTAATCCTCCCTTGACAGAGCTTTTTTGAGCACTCATATCCGTCCGCGTTCAGATTCAATTAAACCCAAAACTAAGGAGGAAACGACATGGCAACGAAGCTTAAAATTCGTCCGCTCCGTGACCGGATCATCGTGAAAAGATTAGAAGGCGAAGAAAAATCAAAGGGCGGAATTATCATCCCGGACAGTGCCAAAGAAAAACCTCAAGAAGGGGAAGTGGTTGCTGTGGGAAGTGGTCGTTTGGCGGATGATGGAAAGTTGATTCCAGTCGATTTGAAAGTCGGCGATAAAATTTTGTTCTCAAAGTACTCCGGTACCGAAATCAAACTCGATGGTAACGACTATCTGATTTTGTTTGAGAGAAGACGACGTTTCTGCAGTTCTTGAATAGTTCGTTTTAAATTCTCAAGTTAACTACCTAAATTTCTTAAAAAATTCCTTCAAGGAGGATTGAAGATTATGGCGAAGATGACCGTATTTGGCGAAGAAGCCAGACGTCGTGTGAAAGCCGGTGTGGATGTCCTTGCAAATGCTGTGAAACTAAGCTTACAAGTTTAATTTACAAATCACTAAACCTTGAAACAATTCCATAAAAATAACCTTAGACAAATCAGTAGGTTTTCTAGAAGAAAATCTTTCAGAACCTATTCGTTCTGTGCACTTTTTGCGAGTCCACGTGAAACATTGTAGGCGAAGACGCTCAAAGCTGTTGCGATCGCGGCCCACTTTGGGTCGAGCACGTTTGCGATAGCCGCGGCGGTTGAGCCGATAATAGTGGCTGCAGTGATGACAAATTCGCTTGTTTTGATTCCTTTTTTCATTTTAGTCCCCTAGCGTGCATTGCAGGTTAAAATAACCTCTTCGGTAATTTTTTAAAAAGAACTAGTTTTTAAAATAACGCTCTCAGCTCTTCCTTTCTGGAATAGTAAGTTTTAATGAGCCGCTAAGATTCCCCTCATGCTTGGGAGGATTCCTTTGATTTCGAAAATTTTATTCTTACTCACAATTTCCGCTGCGCTGCTCGTCTCGTCTGTTTCTCATGCGGTGTTTTATTATGATGGGTACACTCTAAAAAAATTTGCTGACGCCGATGACCGGACAGATACTGGAAATGCCCAAGCAATCGATTATGCAGAATCATCCAATCTGATTGGATTCATTGTAGGGGTTAATGACTCTATCGATGGAATTTTTGTTTGCATTCCTAGCCGAGTGAAGATTGGTCAACTCGTTGGCATGGTAAAGAAATACGTCAGGGAACATCCAGACAGGTGGAATATCCCTGCGAACACTCTAGTAATCGATGCGCTTTCATCAACGTTTCCATGCAAAAAATAGCTCGGATAACCAAACAAACCTTCATCATCTTTTTTTGCTGTCATGCCCTTCCTTCGTACTCGATGCTGTAATGGTTCCCGTCTGGACGGCTTATGAACCTTCCACCCCAACGATGTTTAGCTTCAGGAGTTGATAGCCCCTCCCAAAACTTTCCAAGCTCTCGATGGTCTTCGGACTTGTCTAAATATTTTCCGTCTTTGTAAAGATGGAGATCTCCGGCAAGTCGGATGAGGTGCAAGCTGTTCTTAATTCCTGCACCACTTGCGACGTTTGCTGCGGCTTGGGCTTTCGATCGTTCCACTTCGCCGATCGTCACCTGAAACCCTTTACTAGCTGCGAACTGGATTAATTTCGAAAAACTTTGAGCAAATAACTGTTGTTTTTCTAATAGGTTCATAGTTTGAAGATTTTGTTTTATTGGTGCGTTTTGTGAGATATCCAGTTAGTGACCAACGAGACAATGGCGGCGATGATGGGAACCAAGATTTTCATGCCAAGGTTTCGCTCTGTCTCTAGCTTGGTGATCGCAATGGCATTTGATTCGAACCGCTTGGCATTTGAAGCATTCTCTGCATGGATGGATTCCTTAATTTCTTTAAGCTCATTCCAAATGCGTTCGAACGCGGTTTGATGTTCTGCGGAGTGTCTGTCAATGCGCTTTGCCATTTCCGGAAGGATCGCACACACGTCATAGAGCATCTTTTTGTCAATTTCTGTAAATGATGAAGGATTTGTTTCTTTCATTTTATTCATCTAACTCCTGATGATAAGGATGTTATGAATTGGAAGCGCGTCATCGCCAAGGAGTGGCTGATCATCCTTGCTATCGTCATTTTGTCGCCTGCCGTTGGCTACGGCGTTTATCTGTATCAGGACCACGTTTATAAAAAAGAAAAAGCGAGTTTTGATTCGGTCGATCATCGGCCATTTGACGAAACTGATTATCTCGCAAGGATAATGAGAGGAAGAAAGATTTCCGAAATGAGTCTTAAAGAGTTGGATGAGTACGAAAAACAACTCCAGAAGCACTCTGCTCCGACTCCTCCATCATTAGGAGAATACATTTATGTTCATATTTTCTCCATTCCTTTCATTTACCTCTTTTTAGTGATAGTGAGGCTGACCCTTTGGAGCTTAAAAACAGTTCGCCGTCGTTCGGTCCAGATTCAAGTTAGTCCATCCAACTCATAATATCCGCTATTGATTTTGACTCCCAATAATGGCAGGTGATGCAATCTTGGTTAGAGCTTTGACAAATGACGCAGAACGTCCGTTTTTCCCTAGCAGCTCAAGTGCGTTTCCACTCTTATTAGCAAGCTTTGCCATCATGGTTGCGACGAGTGGGTTTTCTCGAAGCATAGATGCTAGATAGGCTGCTCCTCCAGCTTGCGGTCCCAATACGGCGCCTGCTGCTGTACTTCCAACCAAATCTTTTAAGTTTAACGATCCACCACCCCTTTCAGCTCTAGCAGCCTTTTTCTCTAGTAAATCAGATAATTGCTTATAAAAACCAAGCTCTCTGTTCAATGTTCCTGCTTCTGGGATTTTCTCTTCAATTCCTTTCTTAATTCCACGTGCTACACTGGTATCAATTTCTGTTTTGATGGGATTGATATCTCGAGAGTACGCATTCGCATTTCTGCGATAAATCCCTCGCTTCACCTCATTTGCGTCGGAAAAAGTAAGCGGAGTCTCCTTAGCGTACTGCTCGATCATTCTATCAATACGCTTGAGTTCTCCAACGCGGTTGGGTTGACCCTGAAATTGTTCTTTTAAATTTCTAAGCTCATCTACAATAAACTTATTATCCAAACGATTGGGGCTTGTGGCGATGTCTTCAACAATGCCGGAAGCTGCATCAATAGCCGGTTTTTGAGGAATAGAAGCTTTTTCAAGCAAACCTTGAAGTAACTCTTCGTTTTCATTGAGTTTAGAAGCCGCTTTTTTAGCTAGACCGCTTTCAGTTCCAACTAATCCGCGTTCAACCAATTCTTTTCCTAAGTTTTTTCCAGCAACTAGATCTTTCACTGGAACGTTCAGCATTTTATTCACGATAGAGGGGGCCGCATCCCTCATCTTCTTCCCAACCCATGGCACTGCCGTGCCCAGTGCTGGGCCAATTGCTTCAAATCCTGCTCCAATGGCAGCGTCTCTAGGGAGATCGTCTGCACTATTCCCTGAAGCCTGCCCAATGCCAGCTCCTAGTATTCCTCCTCTTGCGAGTAGTTTGAGCGCTTCGGCAGTCTTTCCAGCTCCACCAGCCCCTACAATAGGAGCCTTTGAAAGAAGTCCGCTGCCTGTTTCATAAAGGGCAATGTCACGAGCCAGACCTCCCAGAGTAGAGGCCGTTGGGCTTCTCTCTTTTCTAAGAGACGCAACTTCACCTTCAATGGCACGTTCCTTGGCCGCCTTAGAATCAAAACTCCCTTCCGACTTATCCGTTAAGGCATTTATTGTTCCAACAACTTTGGGCGCCAGCCCGCCAATATTGGCAAAGCTGTAGAGCATATCCCCAATGTCACTAGATAAGGCTCTCTGCCCCTTCTTGAGGTTTTCAGGGCTGTACATAGCAGCCATGTTTTCGCGCACGCTGCGGTCCGGACGAGGGCCTTCTGGGCGATCCTCTGCCGACGGAGCAACCCCATCGTTTCGCTCAATCAATCGATCAATAGCCTGCTTACGTACCGAAGGAGTCGCGTAGGTTCCTTCCTTGCTGGGGCTTCCCAACATGGAATAACCGCGATATTCAGTGGCAGGCTGAAGGCTAGCAGCGGAGTCTGATGTTGGAGAGGATGGGGTCTGATCAGAGGCTAAAAAAGCATCTGGATCAAATTGCTTTTTTTGACTTGGGACATCTTTCTTTTTTAGAAACTCATCAGGGTCAAAAGCCATTATTGCACCCCAATTTTTTTAAGGATGCCCGGCGTTCTTGGATCATTAGGATTCTGTCTGGTCCATTCTAACGCCTCTTGATATTCAGGACTCAACTGCTGAGGCTGAGTGGGGCCCTTTGTTTGTCCTAAGCGTTTATACTTAGAAACGTTATACCCAGACTTTTCAAAGCTGTCTAAATACTCGTTATACTTCTGCTCAACTAACCCTCTTACAATCTGAAGCTTTTTTGTCCGAACATCAGGGGTATCTTTTAGTGTTGGCATAATATTGTCGTACTTTTCTTCATCTTCTTTTCTTAACACCCCACCCTCGAGAAATCTTCCGACGGTTTGCTTGACCGCATTAATTTCGGATTGCACTTGCTGTGTATCTGTTGCCCAAGGATTCCTCCCTTGAATTCTTCCCCAAATGGGTCCTCCTACGCTTTTATTTGTCTCAAGAGTCTTGCCTAGTTTATCGAGTAAAGAAGGTATATTCTTCCCTTCAGCAAGCTTCGCGGATTCAGTAGCCGGCAAAATATGGCCTTCTTTGATTTTGTTGGCTTTCTCTATCTCTGCATTAACCGCATCGGCTGCGTCTTTCTTTTTTGTATATTCAAACTTTTCTCGCTCAAATTGTTTTTGATCGGATTTATTGGCGTTGTCTGAATTCAAACGCTCAAACGCAATCGGAGCTTGGGCTCCAGCCTGTGCTTTTTCTATTTGCCACTGATTGTAGCTTTTAACCGGTTCCCCGCGCCCCTTGGCGTCTAGAACATAGTACTCATACTCTTTAGCAGAATTCGGCGTATCCGGTCGGGTCTTTTTCGCTTTAATCAGGTCAGCCAACCCAGCGAGTTTTTTCGCGTTGGAGGCTTCAAAAGCCTTCTCTCTGTCGTCCATTTGCTGCGAATATTTCCCCGCAAATTCAGGCGTCTTAAAACTGGTCAAAACTCCGGCTACTCCACTTCCCAGTTGCTCGATGAGATGGGCGATCTTAGCCCGTCTTTGTGACTTTTCATCTAGCCCTAATGATTGCATCTCATCAGGAGTGATTCCGTTTGGGTTTTGTGGAGCTGATGCAGCCGTAGGAGCAAAGCTAGACGTTGCTGTTGGCCTAGAACTTTCTGGGCTTTGGTCTCCACCTGCGTAATTCGCCATGATGTTTCGGACATAACCCTGCGTTTCTTTATACGGAGGCACCCCGCCGTATTTTAAAACAGCGCCGGGCCCCGCGTTATAACCTGCAAGCGCTTTTGGAATATCTCCACCAAAACGATCCATGAGCCCTCTAAAATATTTGGTTCCTCCCATGATGTTCTGTTCTGGATCTGTTGGATCGGTCACCCCCATGTCTTTAGCGGTTGCCGGCATCAATTGCATGAGACCAATGGCCCCGACTGGGCTTTTCGCATCTGCATTCCCACCGGACTCCTGTTTAACAATCGATTTGATCAGCTTATACGGGACATCGAATTTTTGAGACGCCTGATCGATGATGCCGCCATACACGTTTTTCTTTTCTGCACCCTGTGCAGCACTAGCCAAAAGAGCAGCGAAGTTTTTGTTCAACAAACTTTCTTCATCGATAGCATCTTGGTTATCTTCCGGTGTACGCGTCGCAAATAATGGCCTCGCCATAATTCCTCCAAAACTCTAAAGTGGATCCCAACTTAACGCCGCAGACCATGTAAAAAACTCCACTCATCACATAAATTTGGCGACTGTTCCGGCAACTTTTGTTCCCATATCAATCGCTTGGGGAAGCCAACCTTGAGAGGCTGGAGTGCCACCTTTTTGTCCTGCATAGGGGTCAATGTGGGATTGAAACAGCTGCTTCATCAAATCCATGAAGTATTGCTTTTTCTGGAAATCATCTTTTAAGCCAATCTCTTCACCCATTAGAGCTTTACCACCGGCTTCTAAATCGAGCTCTCTTGCTTTTTGATTTTCTTCTGCCTGCATCCCTTGTCCTACCAAGTTTTGCTTGAACACGTTCAGGTTTTCATTGGCTTGGTTCAGCTGTCGAGATTCGTCGGCTCGGGCTTGTTCGCTCGCTAAATCGAGCGCGCCTTTTGACCCATAATCTCCCAACGCTTCTTGGGTTTGGTTTTGGCTTTTCATGAGAACATTTTTCATCATACCCGGACTGTAAGAACCGGTGAGCTTTGCATTACGCATCACCTCATCAGTTCCGCCTTTTGCTTGCCTCAAAAGACCGCGCTGCATGTTGTTCATCGTCTCGCCATACACTCCACCCTTTCCGCTCAAGGCATCGGGCATTTTGAATTGGTAGGGAGTCGCTGTAGTGTTCTGGAACTGATAAGGATTGTATTTCTGATTGAAGAGTGTGTTGCCAAACCCCATGCTGCTATTGCCTGCGCTGTACTCCTTGGGGTCTTGCACATTTCCAAGAGCGCCTTTCAATCGACCATAAGACAGATTGTCCGCATCTTTCACGTTTTCGCTGATATAGCCTGTTTTTGCTGACTTTCCGAAAGGGTTACTCATTGTTGTCTCTTCCTCGCATGAAAATTTTTAATCGTTCGTCAGAAGGTTCGCTTAAAACAAGACCATCTAACACTTTCTGAGCTTCTTGTTTCAGTTGATCGATTTTATCTCGCCAGTTGAAATAACCGCTTGATCCAAACCCCGTCAAAACGACGAAATTTCTTCGACATCGAATTAAATCCTCAAAAGCAGAGGTGATGATGTCCATGCAGTCATTGTGGATCAAAGCGTAACGCTTGAACTCTTCAAACCATTTTTCATTTTTCTCGTTACGTAAATCAGGCATCACACAGCAAAAAGCTTCAAAATAAAGATCCAGATCATTCGCTCGTAGCTTCCAAAGCTCCAGCTCTTCTTCTAAAGGAAATTGGCCCGGAACGTAACTTAGGTTGATTACTTCAGCGTCATAAATACGGTTTAAAACCTTAAACATCGGCCAAAAGTGCCCCGATTCATTCAAATCGGCTAGCCCAAGGATGCTTTTCCATAAAAGCTCGGCGCTATGCTCAGGGTGCAGTTGTCGGTCAGCGATATCGTCAGCTAAACAGATGGCGCGATGAAGGGAACGAATCCCTTGAGTCAATGTTGGGTGCTCTTCTTCCAAGGCATTTAACCAAACTTTAGTTTGATATTTACTGGTTGAATTCTGACTGATCATTCCTTTTTTCCTTAGATTCAAACTATTTAACAAAATGGATCTTTTTTTCTTTCAATTTGTAATAAACCCTGTAGACAAAATCCAAACTTTGAAATTTGATCAGTTAGTGGGGGAGAGTACCTATGAGAAAGCAAGTGTTGGCACAGTCGTTCACCGCGCTCACCCTATGTGGCCTGCTGTTTGCCGGATGCGGGGGAGGGGATTCGAACGTGACCTCTCAACCCACAAACGGGGCTTCCGCTCAATCCACGCAATCCCAGTCAACTTCATCGACAAACTCACTCAACTGCCAACTGAGCCTGAATCCGGTGCTAAATGGCCCAAACGTCACCGATTTCAAGACCTTCTGGGCCTGCCAAGAGTTCGACCCCTCTACTCAAACAACTAGCTCATACGGTCTTTCTGTCTTTGCCGATGGCTCTGGAATATTGTTCGATGCGACCGGCGTGAATAGCCTGCACACCTTTCTTTGGACTCAAAAAACTTGCTCCGAAATCGTTGTAGAAAACACCTACGGAACAGACAAAATCATCGAAATCTCCGGCGCCGCAACCTCAGGGATCTACAACTTCAAAACCGCAAGCGGCTTCACAGATAGTTGCGTACTCATCAACCTACCAGCTCAAACTCCGAAGCCGAGTGTAGAGCCGTCGTTTCAATTGGGGACTACCATGATCTCAAAACCATCAGAAATCCCACAAGACGCTTTCGTGATGGGGTGGGACCTGAGCGGCCAAGTAACCTCAGACACTGGCTACACTGTTTATCTTGGAAAAATAACCAACAACAAGTTTGATCCTGATTCAATCTGTAACCCATTTGGAATTTATGGGAGCCCCTATTCAGCGACGAGCATGTTTAATCAAAACAGCATTTACGGAAATCAGACGTCTACCTTCAGCGTGGACAATTTATCGGCCAAAGCTCCACCTGTAATAGTTGATAGTCGACTTTATGACCCAAAAGCCACATATAACAGCTCCGGAGTAATTGGGAAAATTACGACTAATGCGATAAGATTCCAAAACCACGTGACTTTGACCGAGCTTACGGACTACCTCGGGTGTACGAGATAGTCCGTCGTCTCCTATTATTTTGGCGCGTTAGCTTTTTTTTGCATTTTCTTCTCTCAATCGAGAGATTTTAGAGAGTCTCTTGTCGAATTTGATTTTCTTGATGCTGGCTATGGGGACTAGCTCATATTCATCATCTGTGGTCAAATATTCCATGATCTGAGTTTCAGGATAGAAACGGTGCGAGACAATCTCAATATCTTCAAACCCACCTGTTAAAAAATAAATTCTTATCCCGTATTGATCAGGCAATTCTGAATGTTCTTTTGGTATAAATGGGGCGATTTGATGGTTCATTTTATCCTCATAATAAAGCGTACTCTAACAGAGCGTGGTTGGATGCTTTGGGTAGCAGAGAGCTGACTGTTTGTGTTGGGAGACGAGCTCCCAGAAAAGTTATTGGTTGGAACCCCTGAACTAAAGGCACTGTCACCGTTCGAGCCGGCAGTATTTCCAACAGATCCTGTAAAATCAGCATTTGGGTGGGAGTGTGTTGCTGTTGCAGTAGTTGAATTGACATCCGTTCCAGGGTCAGCATTGGCCGCAGCGGATGAAGACCCCCCTCCAGAGTTTGCATTATTCCAAAACCAAACGAAACTATGTGCGTGGGATCCACTTGCACCAATGGCTAACGTGCCTTTCCCGTGATAATGCGCTGGGACGTCGTGCACGTGGTTGTTTAGGTCGTGGTTGTGCGCGTTGACCGTGTGCGCATGCTGTAAATTGACCTGATGCGAGGCGTTCCCTACGATTGCCGTTGACCATGCAGCAGAGCCAATGTCCGCCCCCCCTTCGGTTCCAAACCCTACTATGTACCTATTTGAGAGATCCGGAAGCACTTGAGGACCGATTCCAGTGATCGTTTTAGTCTGCCCGTTACAGTAGGCCCAATAAGCCGTGTCAAACGTCAGAAGCCCGTTAAAGTCGTAGATGGGAATGATCGATCCCAGCGGCACCAGTTCTTTAAAATTCGCAGAATCGATGCCTGAAGAGGTAATTTTAGTCCCATCGCCATCAACACCAGAGTGTGTGTGCCCGACTGTGCCGCTGAGTGAGCTATTGTATTTATCTCGTACCTCACGCTCGTTTGCATTCACCTCGTTGGCGTCCGCGATGGTACCGTTTACGTAATTATAAGGAAGAATCATTCTAAAATCTGACATGGCTAATTTGCCTCCACACTAGGAGCTTTTTCCCAAACTACCTTAACATCAATCTTTTTAGCTGCCCAATGTTGCTTGAAACCTTGGTACCTGTCCGGCTCCAACCCTGAGAACTTCTGCGCTTCGCCTGAATCCAATAGATTTTTTAGCACCGTTTTTAGTTTGTCTCCCTCGAGGGCGCTTTCGCACTGGGCACAGGTTGGAATTTTTAAGAACGTTTCTCCTAACTCAGTTTTGAAAACTAGGTACCCTTCTCGCAAATGATTGAGAGGATGCACGAGCCTTCCAAACGCGTCAGTAATCCACGTTTGCACTCCGCACGAACAACAATGACCGGCTCTATAACTCATGGTTGAAATAACCCTTTCTCTTGGGCGCTAATGCTAAACCCGTTTAATACGATAGGTTGACCAGCGTTCTGGTTAATAATTCCTAGTCGCAAATGATTAAAATACAGGTCAGTTTGAATTTTCTCACATACTGAAGTAAGACCACCCCATAGTCCTTGCCCCCAAATCAAATAACCCCAGAGACTGTTAGTGATGGATGTTAGAATGGTGAGCGTGAGCGCGTTCAGAAGCGAAGTATTGAAATCTTTTTGGATGTACAATTTTGACGCGTAACTTCCTGACTTCGAGAAGTTGAACCACAAGAACCACAAACGTTTGATGTCGTCGTGACTCAAAAACCTCTTCCAATTAGTGAAGACTTGAAAAGCAATCCCGCCTATAGAATACTGAGAGGTTGCATCGGGCACAGTGACCCAAACAGGGCTCACAACAAGCTGTGTGCCCGTGTTCGACGTGATGGTGCTGCGCTGACCTTTTCCAAGGCCTTCAGTAATCAAAACATCGACTCCGATTAAATCATTCACGGTCCATGTTTGGGTGGTGTCATTCAACGTGCTGTTAGTGTTTGAACCTGTGGAAGTTCCGTTTATCTGTGCTCCGTCACCATACGTGATGAAGTGCCTCCACATGAATCCGTTGAAATCCCCCCTGTAAAGCCTCGGAATGCCGTCGGCGTCTGGCCATACCTTCAAGGTACTAGCTGAGAGCTTAGTCCAAACATACCAAGAACCTAACTCGTTTTGATCTGGATTAGGGGGCGCCATTAGGTCCAAAACACAAATAGCGTCTGTTTGGGTGGTAGAGGTCAGAGGAATAGACACCAGCCATTGCTTGCGATCTTCAATGGTCACCGTTTCGCACTTGATGTGCTTTTTTGCGCTGGGATCTTTTGAGATGGAGTCAAAAGTTCTCGATAAACGCCTACCTATGTAGTGCACTCGGCGCTCTTTATTTGCTAATTCTGTAGGATCCAGAACGTACGGCCGCACCGACTGATCCATGAAGTAAACGCTATTATCCAATACGGTGGCGGCGCGATTGTTCAAAATTCCGTGCACGGTGTTAAATGCCTGCGGAACACTGTTAAGGTCAGGATCGTCTGGTAGAATGTAACAGGAACGTGTTTTCCCGATCAGCAGAGAGTTATTTCCAATTGTCAGCAAGCAGGTGATCGCTTGCCCATCGCGACCCACTCTGTAAAAATTTTCGACAGGTACAGAACTTGGTAAAAACGGTTTTGAGTAGTAGAGCTTGTCACCCACCGCGTAATAAGTTCGATTAAGAAACGTGGCTACAATCCCACTTTTAGGCGCTAAATCGTTGTCAAACTCAAGCTCACGGGTGCCGTCTAAAATCCCAGCGTCAACAAAGGGTGCGGCGGTGTCTGGCTTGGTTGCTATTTCGTAAAGTGGAGAAAGCGAGTTATACGTAGAGCGGTAAATGACAATTTCAAGACCTGTCAGGCCGGACGGGATAAAATTTGTTAGGGTAACGGTCTTGTTAAGCGCAGTGGTTGTGGCAGATTTGATCAGTGGGATGTTCTCGCCAGAAAGAAGAATCTGGACAGGGTTGGACTCTTCTAAAGTGATTGGATCTCTATAGGTGTAGGCATATTGAAAAGTGCCAACCTGCAACTTTCCTCCGACTCCCACAGTGGCCGTGAAGGTGTCCGCGTTGTCTTGGGGTGCCGAATAAATCGATTGCAAACTCAACGTCGTCCCGTCCCATTGCCGATTATCATCGACCCCGTTACAGAGCAAAACTCGGTTTCCCAATTGCGTGGCACTCCAATAGTTTTGGGTGGAAAACCCAGACCCAATCAGCGTGAAAACTGCGTTGTTGAATCTGTAAATTTTATCCCCACAAACAATGAGACGATCATTACTCCCGTCATCAAGCTGGTAGTAGAAATCTAGCAAAAATGGAGCATTGCTGTTGATAGGTGTTTTGTGTAGTCGAGTGCATCCCAAACGAGTTGCGATACTGCCGTCACGCAAGTTGTCTGCATTCCTTAAAAAGGACCACTCGTTCTCTTGCAAAGATGTGTCGGCTTTGTTGTCGTTCATGCCGCCATCGAGAGAATAATATTCAATTGTTTGAAGATCAATTCCCACTTCGCATTCCCATTTTCTAAAGATAAGTCACGACAATCACATACCCATCACCACCATCTCCGCCCTTACCTGAGTTGAAGCCATTTTCAGCAGCGCCACCGCCACCGCCGCCAGCTCCGTAGTTTCCACCATCACCACCGTCCCCTGCATTGACAGCAGCTGGAGATCCAGAACCAGCTCCACCTCCTCCTCCAGTTCCGGGCCCATAACCAGCATAAGACGTACCATTTGAACCAGATTGTCCCGCAATTACTCCACCACTCGTAAAAGAGTTGTTATTGTGCGCAATCGTACGTCCTGCCGTTCCGCCAACTCCACTAATACCAGCACCGCCAGCCCCACCGCTAGGAGCGCCTAAATAGGAGTCAACAGAATCAATTCCGTTAAAAGTTAAACCCATTCCACCATCACCACCTGGGAAAAGCGCAGTGGTTGTTGCTGCACTGCCTTGGGTTCCTGAGAAGGTATTTCCTCCAATCCCGCGATACCCACCGCCTGCCAGTAGGTATGCACCAAAGGAACTATCACCACCGTCAGTTCCATCGTTTCCGTTAGTGTCATCTGTAGTGACACCAGCACCGCCAACACCACCTGCCCCGACTGTTACAGCTACAGTGGCTGGCAAATCTGCGGTTCGAAACCAAGCCTCACTAATACCAGCTGCTGACCCGCCACCACCTCCAGCAGCATTAAACGCTAAACCACGTCGTCCGGATCCAGCTCCTCCGCCGCCACCACAGAGTTTAACATACGTCATCGAAGTCGCGGTGACACCGGCTGGCTTTGTCCATGTGCCATCAGCAATAAAAAATTGTGAATCGATGATGAAGCCTAGCGTGCCGCTGGCATTAGGTACCGTAAAAGTCCTAGTTGTGCCTGTGGCGATCCCAGACGCTTCAAACTTGGCTTGTTTGGTAGTGTCAGCATTGTCTTGAATGGTGAAATTTGCGTCTTTGACTGTAACAGTGCTGGTGTTATCTAAACTTTTATTGCTGAGCGTCTGAGTGTCGCTCGTACCAACGACTGTTCCTGATGGTGCTGTTTTTCCTGCCCATGTTGTGAGATTGGCGTCGTAAGCCTGAACATTTGTTCCGATTGCCAACCCTAAGTTTGTTCTAGCGGTCGCTGCACTCGAAACATCGGACAAATTGTTTGATGGATTTAAATAAGCATCCACACCCTTCAATAAATAACCATTCGAGGCCATTAAACCACCGTCCTTGCTGTTTCACGCCAAACAGTGCCGTCGTAAACGAGAGTCAGAAGATCATCCGCAGTCGCAGAAAAATCGGCGCCTCCAGCTAAATAAAGAGAAGCGAAACCAGCCCCAGCCGCAGTGTTGTGTTTTACGGTCGGAGCACCTGAAAAGAGCAGGGTGATGGAACTTCCAGCCACCCAATTCGCCGTTGCAATGCCGTTGATTTGTGTGTTTCCAGTAATTTTGAAGAAGTTCCCATCTACTCCGAGAGTAAGGTCGTTGGCTGAGGCTACGTCAGCGCCTTGTGAAGCACGGATTCGCCCACTGACAGTAAGCAGCCTGTTGGTGTTGTCCCAAGCTAGGTTTGCGTTACTCGTCAGAACTGCCGCTCCGGAGAAGAACGCGATTTGTCCGGCAGTTCCAGCTCCGCCTAACCCTCCGCCCCCACCAGTATTCGCTTTGGTAAGTCTCATTATGGGACCGTCCTGTAGTAGGTGTAGGTCACACCTTCACCGTTAACCGTTGAATTGATGTAATGCTGATTAAGATTCTGTGATTCTTGTATTGACAAAACATCTCCGGCTGAGAGATAAATTCCGCCAGTGTCGTTATTAGGGACGTTGACTCCACCGATGTAAATCCGGCCGGTGTTCGTTCGTTTTGCTTGGATAATAACGCCTGCGCATGGCGTAGACTCAGACACTAAACAAACCGCTGTTCCAGCGGTAGTGACGTCCTTTTGTCCATCCACTGGACGATCGTCGGTCTGTCCTGTTGCACGTATGTAAACCGCTTCGGCTGCCATGAACTACCTCATGTGTTATAAATCATGATAATTTGTTATAAGTCGTCGGGTGCAACTGTGTCGTTTGACTCTGATCGGCTTCCCATACTTGCCCTAAATTTCATCTCGGCTTTTTCTAGACGAGCTCTAAACGTATCGATCGATACTACAGATCCAATCGCTTCTTTCCCTTCCAACTCAGCAATCGTCGCATAAAGAACCAACATCGTTTGCCACGGCTCAATAAAACCAGCGACTGGGGACTGTGAATCGTCCGTTAAGTCTGGCTGTAACGCATAATATTCGTGAAGAAGAGCATTTGTCTCTGAACTGATCGGTGTAGGTTCCAGCAAAATGCTGCGATCCTGATATCGATAAGTGAAAGGGTTGCAGCGACTGAAGGCATCGATGTTGTACACCGGCCAATCACGACGTTCTGAACGCTCCACTTCGTAGCGTCCGTTTGCTTCAACCTTCCAAAGCCTCCTAGTTTTGACCCATGTAGAGGGTAGGGCGTACAAGCTTTGGTTTGCGACTAAACTAATAAAAGATTGCGTCGCAAAATCACCCTGTGCATTGTCAATGAGTTCCAATTGATATTGCTGATAAGCCTCATTCAAATTTGAATTGATCGAGGTGTTGTCATACCTAGGAGATGAACTTGGATTCGGTTCCCCTAAGTTATATCGGACCCTTGTCCTAAGCTGCAGTCTGGTTGACAAAAGGCTTCTCCTCAGAAGTTAGATTTTGCGCTGAGAAATATTTTTTGTTTAAATCGACCTCTGGTTCTGGAGCTTTTTCATCCTCCGGTTTGCGTCCTCGTTTTTTTGTAACAGCCTCAGCCGATGCAACAGGTTGAGGAGCTAAAAAAGAGTCTCCCATTGCTGACGTACGTTTTTCCCTATTTAAGGTAGATAAACGTTTTCTATCTTCTTCGATTTCAATGTACACGTCCGCACCGAGTTGTCGTGGTAGGTTTAACTTGTCTTCAAGATCGGCTACTGCGACTTTCAATTCTTTCACACGTAATGGCTCACCGATAATACCTTTACCCCGTTTACTCTGATCGCTCATCCAGTCGATCCAGCTGTGCAATTGTTCCATCAAAAAATTGTAATAATTTTGAAGCGCCACTGGCTCACGTGCTTCGAGCTCTAGAGGGTCAGTGCTCTTCACCACTACAAGCCCGAGTTGAGAGTAATCTTGCAAAAGACAAGAAGCGACACGTTCTCGAACTCTAAGAATTTTTTTCGATGGCAATGAATATGTCCGACCATCAAATTTCATTTCAATGTCGTGATCGAGTGGGTTCCAAATTAAAACCATCTCTTCTAATTTTACGATTTGTTTCTCTTCTAAAATCTCTATTTGAGACATACAAAACCCTTATGTGAAAATGTTTAGCGTGTGATTGTTTTTCCTTTGTTATACCTTCGCCATTGCGCTTTTTCTTTCAAATGTTCATGCAGTAGAAACCCATCCATAATTTTTCTGATACCACCCTTATCCTGTTTCATCATGTACACGGTTTCATCTTCTGTAGATTTTTCAATTTGCTCCAATTGATTATCTGCCCGTCTTTGTAGATCGAGCAGATAATCTTTCGGAGAGATAATCATTTGATTATACTTCCAAGCGTTCAGCTCGAGCCGAAGAGCCAATTCACGGTTTAAATCCAAATATTTTCCGTCATCGGTCTCCCAAACAAGGATGCACTGCCACAAACCATTTTCACGATTACGTTCATCTATAACCCAACGTTTACGCTGAGGATTAAATCGACACCGAAGGGTTGCCCCAATCGATCTTCCGAAAGCTGATAGCCAATGAACAAACTCACTGTACGGCTCTCTAGTTGTCACTTCATCCTCAGCGCGCATCGTTTTTTCCTTAGAAATTGGGTTCTGTTAGTTTTTCGAGCTTCCCATGGGCATTGGGTTTATCGCTTCCGAAGTTAAGGTCTGCGATGTAGTAAGCATAGTTTTTGTCAAAACCTTGCTTGTTCCCAAACTTCTGACCCATCGTGTCTAGATCCGCCAAGTCAGGATCTTGCAGGCTGTATCTGGCAAGATAAGGAAGCTGCATATTCAGCATGTACAACGTTCCTTTTTGGCAATCCTTGTCCAAGTCCCACTTGTACCCATTCCAAGTGAAACTCACATGACCCGCTTTGATTTTATCGTCTTGGAAATGGACTTGTGAAATTGTGGTATTTACAAAGCTAGAATACACACCATGGCGCGAGATGATTTTTGTAGGATCATCACCGCCCACAATCTGAATTCTACGCAAAAGCCTCTCTAGCAGAGCTTGAGAGCAAGGGACGTTTCCTGCGTTGATAACGTTTGATTGATAGTCAGTGTAGACCGATCGATCGATTCCCTGAAAAGTCACACCGCTCGTTGTAGTGTCCACAATACGAGCCAAACCGGTTAATTCCTTACCATCAGATCCGGACGGGATATTATCTTGGACCGAACTTTTTACGATGATAGCATTGTCACTGACCGTAACGACTTTATCGACAGTGATAGTGTTGTTACTGATAGTAACCGATGTGATTTTAACATCTTGAGCTTCTTTTGCCCCGCCAAGGGTTGCAAAAATGTCCAAGTGCTGCCCTTTGCGCATATATTGCACATCATCGACAACGATGGTCTGAGAAGCGATCACAGCACCGTTCACCTGCGTCAGTGTTCCGGTTGCATCACCGAATGCCTGACGATTGAGGTCAGAGTTCATGCGCTTCAAAGCAGATTGAACACGAGAGGTTAGGGTTCTGGCAAAAGCCACTTCTTGCCCTTTCGACTGTCGAATTTCTCGACCTGTGATTTCAATCGGCCAGTGGTTTAGTTTGGGAGTGATGTATGGCTGCAAAACATCATCATCGTCTGCTGTAGCTAAGGCTTCACCCGGATTAATTGCGCCACCGGCTTCATTTCCTGAAAAGTATGTCGCTTTAAATCTTCCATTTCCTCCGATCGTTTCATCCGAAGTTGGAATTTCGTTGAAGAGTTTTGAAGTCAGGTTCTGCTGATAAAGAAGTGTGCCTTTACCATAAAAGTTTTTTAACAATCCTAAGTCTGCCATGTGCTAGGCCCTTGATTTTTTTAACTCCATGGCGATTGCGTCGTTCATCTCCTTAGTAGAACTAAACTTTGTCTGAATTGCAGGAACCCCAGTTTTGCTGCTAGATGCCGGAACAACAGGAACACTCAGTGATTTTTTCACCGCTGATCTTAGCTTGAAAATGCCCGCCGAACGTTTCTTAAAGGCACTTTCTAGATAGTTGTCTGGAAGCTTGCCCATCACTTCCATGAAAACTTTTTGGTACAACTCGGGCGTAACTTCTTGCATGGCATCTAGAAAAATTTGCTGGGTAAGAAATTCTTTCTCTTCATCACCGACCAGTTTTGCGGCTGTGCACAGTTGTTGAAACTGAGCGTCCATCGCTGAAACCTTTTTAGTAATTTGATCGATGTGATTCCTGTGTTGTAGCTCAGACTCTCGTTGTTGTTCTCTCTCTTGGATTTGCTGAAGAACGCTTCTCGCCCGTTTGTTTTCCTCAAGCTCTTTGATAAGTGCGGGGGGCAATCCTGCGTAAGGATCTGCTACAGGCTCGGAGTTGTTTTCTGGAGAACGTTCAACAAATGCCTTGAACTGTGATAGCAGGTCAGGGTTCTTTGCTAAAACTTCCGCCAAATCTAAAACTTCCCGATTCTGTTCTGCAAAAGCTTGAACTTCTTGGAGTTGTTTCTCATACGCGGCGACTTTCGCCTCACTTTGAGTCACTTTCTCTTCAAAGCTCTTTTTTTCCGTCAGTAGTTGCCTGATCCGTTGGTTTGCCTTAGAGCTTGGGTCACCGGTGAATTCTTCTTTGTTTTCAATTTGGTTTGATTGATCCTCTCCAGAGGGGTCCTCCAGAGTTTCTTCTGGTGACGATTCCGAGGGATCTGCTGTGATGTCTGTGTTGCCAGAATCACTTTCGTCATTTTCAGTGGACGACTCTGAAGTTACGTCCTGACCTGAGTTAAACGCTCTCAGGTTGTTTGCGATTTCTGCATTGAATGCTTCTAAAGCTTGTCCTTCCATGCGATTACTCCTCTTTTACGACGATTACGGGTCGAAACGTGGGCGTAACGTGCCCAAAGCGATTATTGTTGAATTGGATTAAAGCCTTGATCTGCCATTCCATACATCGAGGGAGTGGCTTCTAACGTTTTTTCAAACGCCATTTGCTCCTTCTTCCCCTCTGTTTTTGCTTGCTCGCTAGCTGTGTTCTTTTGTATGGCCATTTCGTTTTGAGCCTGAGCCGCTTCCAGCATCTGACTTTTTTGTTGTTCAGACTCTCCGGCCTGAGCCTGTTGTAATTGCTGCTCGTGAAAAGCGATGTGCTCTTCAAACAACTGTTTCAGTGGATCTGCTGCACGTTCAATGAACGATGGTTTTTGTGTTTCTGCGACATGTTCAGATAAATGCATCTGATGATTGTCTCGAGGGGACGGACTAGGTGGTTGCCCCCTTAACATTCGAGAGTTTTCCCACTTAACCTTTTCCCATTCTGCGTTTGTCTTTTTGTTGAACTCAGTAATTCCAAACTCTGAAAGAAATTGTTGGTTCGTGATTGGATCATTGACGATGTCTCCAAGTACTCCCATTTTAGCCAGTTCCATCACTTGATTTTGACGAGCTGCTTGGCTCTTAGGTATGGAAGACCCAGCTTCAACCTCGACAGTCAGGTTGTCCTCGATTTCTTCTCCTGTAAAAGCCGCTACATCCAAATCGGTAACGTCGCGTTTTTTCTTGGTAAGCATCTCAAAAATGTCTGCCCGCGGCTCGCGGCACATTCTTTGAAACAAAACCAACTTGTTAGTTTGTCCACGTTCAATAAACTTTTCCCAACCGTTTATTAAAGGTCCATACTGAGAGTTGGCGCTTTCAAGTAACAACTGCAGGGCCGCTGCGGCAGTAACCCCAGTCGGATTATTTCCCTGCATGATAAGATTAGATCCTGAAATACGAGCCATCGTCTCAATAATGGAGGCTCTTTCATTAAAAAATTGAGCGGGCAGGGGGATCCCACTGTGAAGTTGTGGCGGAACAGGACTTCCAACAGAAGCGTTGTATTTATACATGAGAGGTTTCTCTTCACTTCCTGAGAACGCCCCCTCATCAACAGACCCCTCTAAATACAGCCATTTCGGCTTTGCGACGGTTTTCGCATTTTTAACGATTGCACCGTTCAATTCGTTCAGTCGGCATTGTAGGGGAATCAATTGTTCCCACAAAGATCGGCTCCAAAACCTACCCAAATAAGGCTCATAACCGAAAGGAGTGTAAGGATTCCAATTCTTGTAGGGTGACGGACCGACATAAAGCACGATGTCGTTTGCCATCACGATCATTGTACCTTTCCAATCTTCGTAGCTTTTTCCTTTGTTCCATTCGGCATCGAATCGAGGTTTTTGATAAAACTCTCGAAACAAACACCTGTCTTTGATCTTTGGTTTGGCGCCGCTGTTGTTGTGCGTTCTAAAACGCATAGCTAAATCGATATCTAAGGCGTTCCCAAACTTCTCAGTTGATTTCACCTCACCGCCTCGACCAGTGAAATACTGGTTCTTGCGGCTATAGTTTGCCTTGACCCATTCGACGGGCTGCAAAGCGTACTCTTCAATCCACTCGTAATTCTCATCCTTAGCGTTAAAATCGACGTTGATGTTGAAGCCTGTCAGCACTCCAACTTCAGAATCTCCCCAGTGCATCTCGTTAGATGATTCAGATTCACCCTCTTCAACTTCACCTTCTTCGTTTATTGCTGAAGAAGCTCCCATACTTTGCATGGCATCGAGAAATTTCTGTTGATCAAAACCCTCTTCAGATTCCTCTGTAGAAGAAAGCAGGGATGGGATCGGGCTCTCACTCTGTTCTTCTTCAGAGATCTGACGAGTGCCGCGGGCCGATGCGTTCCAAGAGTCTTTGCGAAACACGGTGCCACACGCTAAAACCCAATTGGCAAACTGTTCGTGCTTAAGCGCCTCTTGGTCCATTTCCCACTTGGCCCACTGAATACTTTCGGCAACCAAAGCTCGTCTCACCGAAAAATCATCATTAGGGTCTGAAGGATAAACCTTCACTGATGGACGATTACGGGTCATGAAGCTCGTAATCGTCCTAGCAATGGGCGTGAGCTCATTGGTGACGTAGATGTAGTCACTTCCGGTGAGCTTTTGTTTAGCGGGAAGAGTTTTGGTTCGGAATCGCCCAGAGGCGAAGTCCCAGTAGACCACCTGATTGCCGTTAACGAAATCGATGTTATTTCGCCAAACCTCGAGCAATTCAGATTTTAAACTCTCTCCCTCCGTGAAAAGCTCCTGCATTTGCCCTGCAAGGGCGTTGTGGTCTTTGAGTTTGAGCTTCACGTGTGCCGTTTAACGAACAATACCTTTCACAATAACTAACCAAGTTTGATCGGCAACACCGGTCAAAGTGATCTTCTCTTTATCCTCTGTTGAATCGTAAGACTTGGCGACGAGAGGAGCCACTTGCTGACTAGTCAGGTTGTGCACCTGCACCTCAGTAATTCTCTGAATTCCACTCTCATCGGGCGGGATAAAATCACCGGTTGTAGTTCCACCGCTCCACGTCAGTTTACTTTTAAAATAGCCAATTCTTGGGCCATAGTTTGGAATTGCGAGGTATTCCGCGTCGGTGGGTCCTGCTTGTGTAGATGCCATTGTGAATCTCCTTTAAGAATTGATTTTAAAGTTTTCCGTATGCTTCGATTTCAATTGAAGTCAGCGCAGATAGGTTAGTTCCATTTGATACTTCAGACAGTGCACCAGCGCTTCCAGCTGTTCCAGTGAACGCAGGGGCTGAGTTAGTCCCAGATCTCCCGCTTAACGTGGCATAGATCACCATGACATCATCGCCGTCGGCGAGAGCCCCAAGATTGACAGTGTTGTTGGTGGTGTCGACGATTCCAGATGGAGAAAGGTGAGCTGCGTTCTTCGAGATTTTTGTGACATCTGATTCAGCAGGGGTTTTGAGTGTGTTGGGTAGACCGATCTTTGAACCAATACCCAAAGACGCTTTGAGCCCACCGGCTGGGGCGTTTGTAATCGTCACACTGGTCAAAGTATCGAATGGCTTTGAACCGTATTTGTAGCGGAACTTGGTGTCGGCTACGGATTTGTTTCCTGCTGTTGATGTAAATGTGATATTTTCGGTCTGTGCTGCTCCGTTATAAGTTCCAGTCAGAGCAAACGTTGTAACCCCTTCATAGAGGTTAAGAGCACCGCCTGAGTCGTTCTTAATAATGATAGCTACATTGCGGCCAATGTCTGGGTTGGTGCTGGGAGTGATAGTGCCAGCGTAATTCGTGAAGGTGTCCAGAGCCTTGAGAAGAGCCCCATTTGTAGGATTTGAGGCAGCATCCGCATTCTCTGAATCGGTATTTGCAGACCCCTTGAGATCAGACACTGAAAAGCAGTGACGATCGGTTCCTGATGCGGTGAAAGTAGGAGCGGCAATCGTCCCCGCCGGAGTAGAGCCAGCTTTGTAGTAGAATTTTAGCTTCGTTACAGCGGGGTCACTAGTAGGAACGGACTCAATCAGATATCCAGTATCCACAGCTTGCGCCTTCACACTTGTGAAATAGCCAAGGCCAACACTGATAGCGTTGAAGGTATAGCCATTGGTAGGGTAACTGGTGTCAGCCGAAACAACACACTCGGCTTTCATCTCAGAACCAGCATTTTGCATGACAATGTTAGAAATCGTTAGACTCATACTCCTGAAGCTCCTTAATGCGCTGTTGACGCGCTAACCAAAAATTCTGATCCTCAAATGACAAATGCTTTAACCCTTCTCGTTCATCCACTTTAGGCGACAAAAATGGTGCGTGTGTTTGGATCATGTGCAGTGCGTGAACCATTGCATCAACGCGGTCCTTCTTGCTTTCTCCTGTTGCTTCGGGATCGAAATTCTTAATTTCGTTCAAAAGCTCTTTATTGTTTGTGCGAAACAAACCTTTCTCAATGAGATGAGAAACGGTCTTTGCTCGCATAAACTTGTCTTTAATCGCCTTGAGCGAAACCACTTGCACCGTTGGGAAATAACGCGTGCAAGCCTCAACGAGAGCTTGCTGGTACTGGTTGGATTCAACCCCTAGATAAGAACTCCGTTGCCGGCTCAGAATAGACTTTGCTTGTTCCAAAGTTTCAAAGAATCCCCACTGATCCGCGATTGTTTCTAAGTCGTAGATGAAACCATCCTCACCCATCCCAACCGTACAAAATGCCGTGTTGCAGGCCTTCGAACTCTTGCTGATTGCAGGATCACAGGCTGTGACAATTAAGCTCATTCGTGGCAGCGTGTCGTAACCTGTGATTTTCTCGTAATTGAAAACTAAGGTATCTTTTGAAATGGGCTTTTGCTGATAAAGAGAGTTCCAATCGTACGGACCGATCGTCTGTTTGATTTTCTGCAAAACAGGCAATGGGTAGGCTTCCGGCCAAAGAGGATTGCCCAGCTCATTGATGGCGGAGAGATTGATCACTTTCCAATTTTCATGGGCGTGCTCTTTGAGAAGCCATCCGATCAAATCGTCATCTCTCCATCGCGTACCGATCACAAAGATCGAACCACCCGGCATCAAACGAGTATAGGCGACTGACGTGTACCACTCTTTCAGCTTGCGACGCATGGTATCGGACTCGGCATCCTCTCGATTCTTGATTGGATCATCGATTAGAAATAGATGAGCGCCACGTCCAGTGATCGCGCCGCCAGCGCCGATCGAAAAGTAAGTCCCATCTTGATTCGTCGAGAATCGGTTAGCTGCTTGCGAATCACTTCTAATTTTTGATTCTGGAAAAATTTGTTGAAACAGCGGATCTTTAAACTGGTTTCTCACCTGACGACCAAAATCGTCAGAAAGCTCCTGTCCGTAAGTGGCTGTGATGATGTATTTGTTGGGATTTCTACCGAGATACCAAGCAGGGAAATAATTCGAGCAAAGCCACGACTTTCCGTGCCTAGGAGGGATTGTCAGTATAACCCTTTTAGCCTTTCCCGACTCAACTTCGTGCAGAAGTTTAGCAATCTTCACCAAATGAGCTGGCATTTGGTAATTTGGGTTGATCGTGCAGGCATAGGCCAAGAGGTTGTTTCGTGCTGCGTTTAAGATTTGCTCGGGAGTCACATACCCTCCTTCAGCATTTCTTCAGCCTGCTTGATCTTTTTAACCTGATCATCCCCAATTATGATATTGACGCTGTTCTTTGTTTCGGAACGCTCAATTTCAAGGCCGGCTAGCTTTAAATGGTGCTTAATTGCACTAAGCTGCACGGCGGGCTCTTCAGAGTAACGAAGCTCTTTTAAAATCTTCACAGAATCAGCGAGGCCACCAAAGATTTCATCTTGGGCAAGTTTCACCAAATCAGCATTTTCACATGCCTCGGCGATTTGCCTTGATCGTTCTGTGTGGTCTTTTTGCTTCACAGCCCGCCGTCATAGCATGAACATAAAAAACAACGAATATGGCATAGATATGGCGACGCATTTTTTTTATTTTTTAGACGATTTGACAAATGGAGGGTGTCTAGGCGGGTCAGTTTGGCGTTTTAACGATTTTTCGTTGATATGGCATGGTCTTAAAGAACTAAGATTTTCCGATGAGTTTTAGCCAAATATGAACTCTGTCGACTGTTGTAACCCACCTAGACCGGCTTGAGTGAGGGTGTGTTTTCATGAAGGGTAGGTGGGCAATCTCATGATGCCACCTCAATAGTGTTCTGGGGTGGTGCCCAAGATACTCCGCGAGCTCTTTCCAGCCTTTGATGTAGACTGACCGAAGCATTTTATTAGAAATGTGGTTTCTCATAATATTTTACTTCTCTACTTCTTCAGAGTTGTTTGAGTCATGCCATGCTTAGGTTTGTGTTACGCATACCATTTCTCTATTTGGTTATAGGCGGCTGTGATTTCTTCATCATTGATAAACTCTAGTAAGAGTTTATCAGCAAACGTATGATTTATTTCTTTCTCATCAGGAAAGGTTTTAGCGATCTCGTTAAGTTTCTGGATGACTTCTTCTTTGGTCATTTACATTTCATTTTTATTTTTAATTTATAAATAAATCAAATGCCATAAAACGCGTTTATACGCCGATTCAGCACTGTTTCTTTAAATTAATTTGTATTTTATAAATAAATTTTATCAAGAATTTTCAGGTAACACATAATACCCATCTTTATAATAGTCTGATGCTGGCCAGTATACAATTTGAGTTGCCGAAGGATCGCTTCCATTATATGGATTCGGTTTTTCACTATAAATAAATGTGCTTAAATAATAATTTACTATTTCCCCATCTTTTTTTGTTACAAAAATAGCAGGCGCAAGCTTTTTATTTTCTTTATTTTCTTTATAAAATTCCCAAGCTTTGCATGTGGAGTCAGCCCTGTAAACATTCCATTGACGATTGGACGTATCAACAATTCCACCCCATGGAGTCAAATGGTCGAAAATTATGATCTTGCGATGGTCATCACGTATCAATTTATCCCCTCTCTTCACTTCAATTCCATCTATAAAAAGCTTTAGTTCCGATTGCATAACAACTCCCTCATATCCGTGTATTATTCTTTTTAATGATAGCTGTGTCTGTTTATAATCCGTATTTTCTCTTAAAGAGTTCAATGGATCAGAGGCAAAGTGGTGAGCATAATTTTTTTCATTTATCCTCCATTCCTTAAGCATGCGACCCTATCCTTACTTTCCACCCTTCTTTAAAGGGATGTGGCACTTCTTCTGGATCCTGATGTCCTGTATTGTATAAACCAGAAACTAAAAGAGGTAAGCCGTAATTATCCAAACCGATTAGGTAAGGAGGGATCTCAGCTAGCCAGTCCTCATCCCCTCCATTCGTGCTGAGTTTCTGTAGTGCCTTAGGGGCGTCTTCGAATCTCCAAAGTAGGATGGGTGATTTTTCATTCATTTGCATTCTGCCCTCGTGCTCTGTCGTTGGAGTGCTTCTATTTGTGCGTCTTCTACTGGCCCTCCAGCTTCATTCCTCATATAATATTTTCATAAACATTGCCCACAACTTCCCACCCATCCTCTGGAGGAAATTTATTGAAAGGTAAAAGCTCTGTCTTTCCCCATTCAACAACAAAATCCCTGCCTATAGTTTGATTATTTCCCCAATTGCTGGCAATTCTCTTAACAATGTCACCTTCATAAATCTCAACTCCGTTCACGTCGAGGAGGCCTGTGAATTGAATAATGTCGAAATCTTTTTGAAAGTCTTCAAGAACTTTCCACAGCGGAGATTCTAAACCAGAATCAAGATACAAATCATCGGCGCTTATCATTACTTTTTCTTTTATATTCCAAGCTCTGTATTTAATTTTTTTCAACACCTTCACCACCCTCTACTGTTTCATCTGCGTGAATAAACTTCACGCCAATACTTTTAAAATACTTAATCATATGCTTTTCTTCTCTTGTCATTTCAGATTCTTTTTTCACTAAATACACATTCTTTTTATTGTTTGGAGTATCCGAATCGAATCTTATAGGAACACCATTAAATTTAAACTCTTCCATACCGTCTCCTATGACATTTCTTCACATTTTAATGCTCAACATATGGCGCAACATCCTCAGCGCTATTTTCATTCATTCCACATTCTGTTTGAAGAAGTTCCATTAATATCTCTTTCCTATATTTTTTGTCTAA